TTGCGGATTGCCGGGTTACCGAAGAACCCCGGCGCGGAAACGCGCCCCTTCGCCACCGCCTCCGCAAGCCACTCCTCATAAACAGCCTGACAAAAATCTGATGAAAACCAACTGCGGAACATTCTCACAGATTTCCATAATTCTAACAGTGCGGCGCGTGAAGCACTGTAGCTTCTGTCAAAATGCTTAATCAGTACTTCATAGGGAATTTCTAAGGCTGCCCCGATATGCCGTGAAAACGCAGTCACGAAGCCGTCAAAGTTTGCATTAGGTCTGCCCGGACTGACAGCGTTTGCTTTTTCCCCCGGTGCCAAATCAAGAATAGAACCGCTCCCCATTTCAATTGAGGCAGGGTCAGCGGAGTTATCGGAATTACCCTGCTGTCCCTCGGGTATAACTTCACCCAAAGCCGCACCATCGCCGCTTGTATCGTCACGCTCAATAAACACCGCAAAAAGCCCGCTCACCACAGCCGCATCAATTTCAGCCTGTGTATAACGTCCGAGCTGTTTCAACGGCTCGATAATCGGCGCAAGAAAAGGAACGCCGCGCCGCTGTCCGATTCGCTCACGGTTCATCAGATGAATAACATTCCGCCACCCCGTCTTTTTCCCGAAGGCTTCAACCCGTTCCCACTCAGCGTTAAGCAAAGAATTATATGAAAGCGGATGCGTGTTTCTGATGTGATAAGCGCAAACCTCTCCGTCAGCATTTAACTCAACTCCGCCGACTATTTTATTGTTTGTGATTGATTCAACGGTGCTTCCGGGATTGCAAACCCTATCGGCTTCAATGAGACGAATCCGCAGGTCATAAGGCGCGTTCACCCGCTTTGTTGTCGGCAGCAGTGTAATCACATCACCCGACAACAGCCAGTTCAGGAAAGCAAGCTGCTGAAGCTCATAAAAATTGTCAAGCCGCTCAGCATCGCACATCTCCGAATCCGCCCACATCGCGAACTCCCGTTCAATATCTTCTTCAAGCTTTTGCGCCTGTTCTTCCGACAGGCGCAAATACTTATAATCAACTTGACTTTTGAGGAAAAGCCCCATGCCTACCACGTTTGTACGCATTGTCTTAACCGCACCCGCAGCGAGCGGAACGCCCATATACAAATCGCGGGAACGTTGCCGCAATGTAGGCAGGTTGTTTTCAATGTCCTCTTTGTGGCTCCCGCCCCCGTAAATCCAGCCCTTCATTGACTTTTTGTCATGCGCCGCGCCGTAGTTGCCGTAACCGGAATTGATAATCTCCAGTGTTCGGCGGGCGGCGGCGCGTTTCATGCCGGTGACGGGGGAAACAGCGGCGATGGCTTTTTCAAGTAAATTGAACATTTTTTACCTTCTTTTGTATCAAAAAAGCACTTTGCCGTTTGGCAAAATGCTTTTATTTATAATTAATTATTAACTAATCATCGTTAATACTTTCTCGGCAATTAAAGCAGATTATGTTTGGATTAATAGGAAAATTGTCAACATCTTCTTCAACAGATGTAGAATTGTCGCTAAAACCCACGTTAAAATTACCATAATTACCTATAATCCCTTCATTTGTAAATGTATTACGATTGTTGTTGTTTACAACTCCTTTATTGTTGTTTACATCGCCCTCATTGTTGTTTACATCGCCTTCATTGTTGTTTACATCGCGTTCGTTATTGTTTATATCAATATTAATATAAACAACAAAAGTAATCGCCAAAGTGAGCGCAATTGATGTTATAGCAACTGTTAAATGAGTTAAAACAAGTTTTATTTTCATAAAATATCCACCTCCAATATAAATATTATATCACATAGAAAGTGTTATGTCAATATAGTCTTATTAATCCCTCACCACAACCCTAATCACCCGATTCCGTCCCCTCCGGCTCAACTGCACAACCTGCCCCTGCCAATACTGAATCTGCTTTTGAATAACCCCCGCATCAGCCCTTGTATACCACCGCGAACCGATTCGGTAGCTTTGGCTTATCGCTACTTCGCGGGAGGCTTCAAGCCATATTTCAAGCTGTTCTTTTGCGATTTCAAGCGTAATTCCCGCCATATTTATTCTCCTGTACATAAATTCCCCTCCTTGGAAGGGGTGAATAGCCAAAGCTAAAGGAGTGTTTCCCCCGAAGGGTAATTGTCAATTGTACATTGTCAATTGTTAATTGTGCTTCGTACTCGCCGTCCCTGCTTTTTAACAGGCGCGGCGGTTGTTTGTTTTTCTTCCGATTTTTTAAGCGGTACACCTGATATTTCAAGTGCGGCTAAAGCATAATTACGGCAGTCAAGCGGCTCGTTCCGCCTGTAACTGTTTTCTTTAAGTTTCCATATAAACTGCGCCTTCCCCCGCTTATAAGTCATAACCATACGCTCAGCCGTTAAGCCTTTGAAATACTCTTCATCGTAGCCGCGATTTTCTTCTTTGGGAAAATGGCAGTAATTCGCACCTTCTTCTTCGGCGGCAAGCGCACCGTAAATCAAAGCTTTTCCTGTATCAACGCCAATCGTCCAAAGATGAACACCCTCGCGATTATTCTTTGACGGTTTTGAAATAAAAGCCTTGTCAAATCCAACGTTACTGCCTTTAATCGCAAGAATACCACGCTTAAAGCGCGGCTTGCAGAATCTGTAAACCTCATTGGTGAAATGCCCGCCCGTGTCCATACAAGCGCGGATTATTTTAAGCTGCGTGCCGTCTGCTTTTTTGAAGCTTTGATTAAGAAAAGCATCTAACTCATTCCATACTTTTTGTAGCTTTAAATCGCCGTAAATCTCTTTATAAAAAATACCCCACGATTCCTTTTCCTCACCCCATCCGACAACTTCAATCACGAATCGGTCGTCCTGTGTGTCGATTCCCGCAGTAAGGCATATAACATCGTTAGGGACTTCACAGTTATATTTCTCCCGCCGATTAAAGAGCGTGTCGGGTTCAAGCTCACTGCCTTCTTCCTCCCACGTCTGCCCCATCTCGGTGTTAGTCCAGACTTTCAAAGATTCGATATTACCTTTTTTCTTCTGCTCATTCGCTAAAAGAAATTTCTCCACAATCTCCCGCCACTCAACAAGCAGGGAAGCAAGCGAATTCAAGTAAAAGCCGCGTGTTTTCCGCTCGGGGAACCGCGCTGAAAACTTGCCGCTTGTATAACGTTCTTTCCAAGCAACCTCAGAATTCATCGCACCGCAAACAGCGCAAATATAATTAATTTCGTCAAGATTTTCTTTGATAAAGCTGACCTGCGCCCACTCTAACGCCTGAAACTCCCCGCAATCAGGGCAGGGAACCTGCCAGATTTCCTGTGTGCTGTTCTCGAATTCTACCTCAATGCGCGATGCGCCTTTAACCGTAGGCGTTGAAATAAACACCTCTTTATAATTCCAAAACGTAGTACGCCGCTTCGATGCAAGCAAAAGCGGGTCACCTTCCTGCCCGGCTGTGGGCGGGTATCTGTCTACCTCGTCAGCAAGCAGAATCCGCACAGGGCGGCTGCTAAGTCCCGCCGCCGAATTTGCACCGACTATAGCAATGTAACCGCCGGGAAATTCCTTATGTAAAATCGTATTGCCGCTGTTTCGGGTCTTATCGTTAATCTTGTCACGGAGCGCGGGTGAATCCCGTAGCATCGAAGTCAATCTTGTTTTACTAAACTCCTCGGCTCGCTGTAAATCGGGGTGCATAACCATAATCGGGCAGGGGTCGTAATCCATGAAATAGCCAATCGGATTTAAAATAAATCCGTCAGTTTTCCCGATTTGTGCCGCCGACATAACCACAACCTTATGAACGCTCACATCGGAAATAGCGTTCATGATTTCTTTTTGATAGGGTGCTTTTGACGTTTTCCACCGTCCCGGCTCCGCCGAGGTTTTCTGCGATAATATACGGTACTCATCCGCCCACTCGGTAAGTGTCAGAGTAGGCGGCGGCTTTAGTGCCAAGAAAATATTTTTAAACAGTTTCCGCGTTGCCGCCTTCATCTTCATTTTCCTTTTCTGCCTCCCCGAATAAAACATCAAAGTCCGCAAGCTCATTCAAGGCTTCATCACAGGCTTCTTTTAAAATCCTGCTGATTTCCGCCTTGCCGTTTTTCTTAGAAAGTGTCCCCGCCAACTTCGCAGGCATCGCCGCCAATCGGCTCTTAAAGTTTATAAGCATACCAGTAATCACAGCTTCAACGTCCTCCGAAGTATGCAGTTTCCCCTCTTTCAACCCTAAATTAAATTCAATATCTTGCCGCTTTGCCCGCATAAATAAAGCCCGCTCGGTATTATAATTTATATATTCCTCACCGCCGGAGCCTTTGCGCAGGAAATTAATATATGCACGGTTCGCCGCCGCAAGGTCATAAAACCCCGCCCTTCCTTTATATTCCTCAATAACCCCCATATCGCGCAATTGCCGGACACGCCTCTCACTCAAATCCAAAAACCGCGCAACTGCCTTCACATTATATAAAGTCAAAAGGCATACCCCCTCCCACTGCGCCGCCCTAATACCCCCCTACGAAAAAAACGTATAAATTCCACGGAAGCGATTATTTTTCTCTCGTATCTGCGCACCCTTTGGGGTCGCTGAACCCGCAAAGCTTTGAAAATGTCCCAAAGTACCTATTTTATTTTACTGTTCTCTTCAGTTTCGTAGCTGTCGTTGATTTCGTTGGTGTCGGGGTTAATTATAATCTCACCTGTAATCCGTTGCTTGTTAAATTCATGTCTGCGCTTATCAAGGTCGAGGCGGGCGCGGTCGTTTTCGTGCGCCCGTATAGAATCAAGTAGCTTTAATATACGCCCGTGAGTTTTGCTATATTCTGCTTCAAGTTTCATGACTCTTTCAAAAGAGCTTGATTTAAAAGTCTGCTTAACTTCGCCTTTTTGTGTGCTTGTTATAATTATTTTATCGACATGAAAATCAATGTCGGATTTCTCGTAATTCTTTATTTTGCTTATTAAATCCCGCTCTTTTGATAAAAGTAATTTATATTCGAGCAGCATATTTTCTTTGGCATTTAATTCAACGCCTTCAATATATTTCTGCTCTTCGGGCGAAAGATTTTCAAGATGGACAGTGCTGTACGCGCCGTGCGTTTCGGCGTTTCTATTGCCCTTCGGTGCGCCGTGACCGGCGGCGTTTTGATTTTTCTTAGGCACGCCTTTTCCTTTGGCGTTTTTGTTGCCGGGCTGACCGCCGCGCTTTTTCCTAACCTCAGCCATATTTCACCTCTGATTCGTTTGTTTGTTTTCTTATTTTGCCCCCTGCAAATTTGAAGGAAGCGTGACGGACGGGACAAGACGGGACGGGACTTTTCAAGAATACGGTTGATTTTTTAATACCCATTACAAGCCCGCCAAAATTGCCTTAGGCACATAATGAAGGACGGGAAATTTCCCGTCCATAACTTTCTTTTTATATAATAACACAGATTTTCGTGTTTTTCCATACGGATTTTTTCTGCTTTTTTTCTGCGATTATTCTGCTGTTTTTAAGTTTAATGCAACTGCGCCGAAATAAAGTATAGCGAAATCACCGACCGCTTTTTTTCTTTTTTTGTACAAAGAATCCAAACTCCCGATATTTAACTTTTCAAGCATATTTTCTTTTGTTATCATTTCAAAATACCATAACTGAATAACAGCTCGTTCCTCACATGCAAGCTCGCAAAGTAGCGAATCTATTTCATTTATCTTATTTTCTGTAATTAAAATATTAGCCATAGTTTGATTTAGTTCCGTTAAATCTTTTTCGGCATTATTAGAATAATTTGAACCCGAGCCTACACAAGCCGCTCCGGTTGAAATTTTACCCGATGGGGCTGAACCCCATATTAAATGTGATTTTCTTGTTTTAAGATTATTCAATGCTATACATAATTTAGAATAATTATATAAAATATACTCCGCCTCTTTAAAATAATTCATTCCGTCCTCCTAATTCCGTTTATACATTTGCACGTAAATATAAACCCCAGAAACAAAATCGCTCCGCTTGACTTCATGGCTTCTGTAAACATAATCTTTGTATAATTTTTCAAAGATTTCCTGTGCATCGTTTTCATTCAGC